ACCAACATATCCTTGTTTACCTGAGTTACTGCGTACTACGAAATTCATATATTCTTCCTCTTCTTCTTGTTGTAGTTTAGCAACCTCTACTGGGTGCTGTCCTTGTTTAGCAAGCATTTCATCTACTGTTTTGCCAATAGAGGCAAAGTATGAAATGCGTTCGATAAAATAAGCTTTGACTGATTCTGTTGTTCCTCCGTGTAAGGCCATAGACCTATGAGGGCATGAGGTTGGTACAAACTCATGGTGCAAACGCACCGTATTTGCATTGATAGGTAATCCGTAGAATAGCAGGTCCTCTGTTGCCTGCATGAGCGTCATGTCCTCATTTGCAATGAAGTCTGCATCTGATGCACTCATTGATTGACAAACCTCATAGCCGATATAGCGCTGATTACTTGGCCAGTGGCCTGTATGATAGCCGATTAAGTTGGTATCAATAACACGAGCAATACAATCTTTAGTAATATAATAATGGGCAATCCCTAGGTCTTTATTACGGCCAGCAAGCCAATTCACGTACCATTCGGGTGAGCCTGACCCAGCATCATTATGAATGACAACACCATCAATTGAAATTAAAGGTCCGACATCCATAAGGACAGTATTTATTTTTTTGACCATACAATCACTCCTTTCGACCGATTAGTTTTTTAAGCGTAGTTGCCACGTTCTCAAAGATTGTGGTATCACCTTTGGCTTTTCCGTAGTTTTCGACCAAAGATTTAAAGGTCAAAATAAGATAACCAATGTAGATTGTATATAGGAAGGCCACGCCCGTCTGCTCAGGAAGCAAAACAGACATAGGAATTAGAATTGTGAGCAATACAACCCCTTGAATTTTCCGAAGTAGGCCGTTAATTCCAATCTTTGACTTGTACTCAATACCTGGATTGATAACCGCGGCAAACGTTCCAGAGAAAAAGTCAATGATTTCCATTGCTACAATCAAGCCAAGTAAAAAGATTATGAGACCATCCTCTGTCGCAATCATATTCCGTAGAAACTCAAACATATTAAATTGCATCTATCCAACCTCATTGCCAGTTTCTTTCGAACCAATATCAGCAAGTTCTACTAGCTCACGAACTTTATCACGGTAGCGCTTTGGCACTTGTTCAAGGGTAATCCAACCAAGTTGGACTTGCATTGCAAAATAATTAATCGTCATTGCGATTCCTCCATTTATTATTTTTTTAATTTTAATTAGTAGTTTCATTGTCTTCAACGTCCATCAGACTAACAATGAGTTCGTTTACCATGGCAGTAGTCATTTTCATCATTTCTTCTACCTTGGCATACTGCTCTTTTGAGCGGGCTGTTGCTGCATCAATTTCGGCAATTTTACCTTCAATGATACCGAATTTATCGTTTTCTGCACGTTGTGGGAAGTTTTCTTGGTAGTGCTTTTCAAGAGCTAATTCAAACAATTCTTGATTTCCCAAAGCCGTTTGGTCACCGGGCAAAAGAATAGGAACATGGCTATTTTCTATATTCCCAAGTGTCACGACAGTCCCACGTAGACTGCCATCCAAATTGTAATCTAGCGATTTTCTTTGAAATTCTAATCTCATTTCTTTCCTCCTTTTAATACGCCCAAACTATCTGACCACAGTAGCGTCGATTGGCTTCAGCTCCAAGTATATGCAAGCCACCGTCAGCATTAAGCTGAGCGTTTCTGTCTTTAGTATTGTCATCCATCCAAGTCTTGGCCGTCAACATCAGAGCTTTTGGAACATAGGTTGTAGGGACAGTAACAATTTGTTGATTGCCAGATGATGAAAATGTGACGTCATAATCCACAATGACAAGATTACCTTGAACTTTCCATCGGACATTCCTGTTCACTGTAGAAACCGTCCAATCGGTATAATTGGAAGCCTTCAAAACAATATCTGCATTCAACGACGAAAGCACAATATTTTTAGATGATGAAACCTTGATACCGGTTTTGCCTCTACCATCTACCGGCATGTACTCAATGCTTGAACTGCCCTCTGGCAACCCCGATTTATAATCGGAAGAAGTCCAGAAAACACCTCTTTGATTTATAACGGTGTTTGGTACAGAATATGTTGTGGCATCAATTGGCATGTAAGATGGAGTACCTTTGAAGCGGATGTACTGTTCCTTAATCTCCATGATCGTGTCATGTTCTGGTATTTTTACCTGGATATATGTAGGTGGATTTGATTCAACAACCTGTGTAAATGTTTTTTCTGGATAGTGATTTGAAAGCGTCAAAGAACCACCGGTTATTTCTCCTAGGTTTGAGATGATAGAAGATAGTTTAGTAACATTTAATTTGTCAGCCGTAATCGCTCCGTCCACAATCATGTCGGCCTTAATTTTAAGGAACTGAGCAATAATCTCGACCCATTCAGCACGTTGGGCAATCATTGAGGCTATAGTCTGGCCGTTGACTGTCTTAGATGCTGATGTAACAATCCCTTCTGGTGTCACGGAAATTTCAGATTTGCCAACATAACTATCGTTCCAGGTCTCACTGATGAAAGCGTCAGATTCGACTACTGTACCGTCTGTGAGTGTCGTTTTTAGGTAGCTGACAACGTACGGCGCCTCTTTGGTAGGGTTTGGCATATTCGTGCTGAAACTACCCGTCTTTGAAACTACAGCTGTGTCTGATAATTTGTTCATAGTTGAGATAGATTGCACGGTTGCGCCCTCTTTACCATCGTCGACATTGGTAAAGGTTACTTCTGTACTTGCTACAACTTGGCCCCTGATGATAGCTTCGACTTTAATCACGGTAGTGCCTTCCACCGTTGAGGCTAGTACTTCGAAAGTGTCACCGGTTTTTGAAAGCGCCCCGTTAACATACCAAGCAAAAGAGGCCCCAGAAATAACTTCTGTGCCTCTTTTTAGCGTCGGGGTTATCAGACTGCTGCCAAGACCATTCTTGAACGCTGTGCCGTTGTTTGTGGACAATTCAAGCGTATATGGCATGGCTTCCTTAGCCAGCTCTTCGACACGCTTGAGCAAGTCATCTGACAGTTGACTGTACTTGCGCTCGTAATTCGTAAAGGTGGTTTCTGTGACCCTACCAGTGATGATATCTTCCGTCATCTCTGATATCCGTCCTTGGACATACAGAGGCGGGTCATAGTGCAAATCATCTATCAGGGTCATTTTGTCCCCGACCTCACCATCCATGCTTCCTTCCGCTGTGTACGATACTTTGGGCACACTGGCTTTCTTCAGCTCAGCTAGCATATAGCCATATAGAGCCTCTTTAGTTTCGTACTCCGTGCTGCCAAGGTCCAACAGTAGATAGTTGTCCGTTGAATTTCTTCCCACAGACGGAAATCTATTCCTTGTTTGTGGGGCTCGAAGATAAGCTCCATCTGTAACATAGAGCGGTTTACCAGCATCGTCGTTGACTGTCTTGGTAAGTCCAGCAATTGTCAATCCATCTTTGCCAGTGGCATGCACCGCGCTGTATAGCTCTTTGATGTTATCAGAGTAGTTAATGACTTTGAGGTCTTTTCCTACTCTGACAGGCTGGCCGGTTAAATCTTTGCCAAGATTCCCTTTGCGGTAAATATTCAGCACATGGCGCCTCAGTGAGTAGTCGCTATTCGTTTCTGTCACAAACTCAAACTCTGCGTCAAAACTATTAGCGATTGAGTACAGCCTATCCAGTAGAGTGTCCGTACCTGTCCAATCAAGCTTAATTGATTTGTCTGCCACCTCATTGATGCCGATTGTAAGAGAGTTTTCTGGATCGAAAATTCGTACATATTCAGCGATTGACTGGGCTTTGTCTGACTTGTAGGACCCTTTCTGCTCATTATTGATTTCCAAAACCAATGAATAGGCAATTAAGTCCATCTTAAAGCCGTTTTTCTGGATATCCATGATATTAAGCCAATATGGCTTATTCTTATAGACAAAAGACAATTTACATCCTGTCTTGACAGTGTCGATATCTTTTGAGTTAAAACTCAAAGAGAGCATACTGGCACTTCCGGCCAAAAACTTTGTCAAGTTAGGCGTTTTAAACTTGATACCTGCCTCAATATCAAAAAAAGCGACATTATAGCTATCCGTCGAGTCACGGACGGCAATCCGAATATTATCCATCAGCTAAATGCCTCCTTAATTTCAGCAGTTGCTCTTTTAATCTCCGAAAAGCTAGACACAAGTAACTGTACCTTGGTCTCCCCAGGCGGCACCTTGATATATCTAGTACCCAAAACCTCATCGCTGAGAGCTACCTGATTATCAACATACAATCTGCCTTCTTCGCCAAAAACTTGTAGAATGCTCCCAGTTTTATATCGATTTGGGATGTCCTTCCAGTACGGCACTTTAATTTTGGTAAAGCTAAAATCGTTTAGATACATCCTGGTTACCAATTGTCCATCTGTGTTACGGCCAATGTACTGGCCAACAAAAAACTGGATTCTATTGGCATTAACGGACCGTATTTTTGATTCGTAAAAGACGAAATACTTTCCATACCAGAAAAAGGTGACTTTGTCTTCCTCTTTCAGAATATCAAACATATTTCGATTTTCATTTTTGCTATCCTCACCATATGGATTTGGTGGGATATACTTACTTGGGGTAAAGTTGATATAGTGGACTGACCG